AGTAACCACGGAAGCTTCAAACACTTTTCCAATCGACTCGATGTGTCTGGTCGGATGATCGCTTTCGAGGTCTTCCCAGGAATCTTTATCAACGGTGAACATGAAGGACATACCGGTAACATCCTGCCGGTTCACCGCAGATAACACTTCAGCGGCTCTCGGATTGTTTTCTACATCCAGATCCGCGCGGATGTGGAGGCCGTCTTCCTCCACTGTCAGCTGCATTGTGCTGTTCGCGTTGTTGTTTCTGGAACGTGCAAGCGGCAGCTGACTGGTGTCATGGTTAACTAAAAGACGGACATCTCTCAGGTCCGTCTTATCAAGTGCACTGCTTTCAATTACTTCATCCCACCAGCCGAGGTCCGTGCGCTGATTGAATACAATCGGAACCCCTTCGATGGTGCTCTTCTGTCTTTCTTCGTCCTGCCGGGCTTCCAGGTGCCCGGTGAACATTCTTACTTCTTTTTCACTCATTGCTTCCTACCTCCTGGTATTCATCGAGATTCTGAGAATTCACATAGTTGAGAGAGATCACGATGTCGTTTCCGCCCTCTTCATCTGTCAGCGGAGGATAGCCCAGCATCTCTCTGTATTCATTCTTTCGGAACAGGCCAAGCTGATTTGTAGCCGATATGAGCGATGTAATAGCCGAGATGGGCTGATACTTCACCTTCGACATGTTCGCCTCGATCTCGTTGCCAAAACCACGCTCCCGTGCCGTGTACAGTCCGTGTGTCAGTGCCTGCGTCAGCATGATTGCGAACGGCTCAAGCCGTCCTTCATAAACTGCCTCGTACTGCTCTGAAGTAAATTCGTTGGTTATAAAACCTTCATTGACTCCGAAGTAGTCATAGACCATCTTCTTCGCCTCACTCATCGTGTCAGCGTCGATGACATACGGTTTCGACTCCAGCGGCGAATAATCAAACTTACCATCCACAACAACGACTCCGCCGTTGTTCGATGCAGACAGGTTGTCTTCCACGAACCGGTCACGAGCCTTCTTCAGGTCATTCTCTTTGATGACGTTCACAGACTTCAGAATGCCCCGGATGATGGCGGAATTTTTGATGCCATTCACAATGCCTTCGTTCTGCGCGTTCATCAGTTCGCAGACCGGAAGCAGAGCGCTGTTCGGTTCGCCGGCAAGGTCATCATCGATGAAGTGGTTCCGGAGATGAATTAAGTCATCATACGGAATCGTATACGTGTGCCGGTAATTCATCCGGAACTTCACAATCAGTGTCCCGTGCTCTGACTCGAACAGTTGGAAGTTCTCGTAGTTGATCGGCCACAGCGCATACAGGCTGCCGTTTCTATACTCCGGCCAGATGAATGCGTTGTTCGAAGCGTAATAAAGCGCCGCGACTTTGTATAAAAAGTCATAGGTCGACATGTACTGGTTCGGACGCTTCAGCACCCGTGCCACATCTGACAACCGGTCGACCTTTTTAATCGAGCTGTCCCGGTCTGTGTACATGACTGCATCCAGCTCCATCTTGGCGATGTTCCGCGCCAGCGCATCAATGGATGCCCTGATCAGATACAAGTCGACTGACTTCCGGTTCCATGTGTTGATCTTGTACTGATTGATGTCATATCGGAGGATGTTCTGTCTCTCACTGCTTCGCGTTACAGTTTTCCTCCCGAATAGCTTGTCAAAGATAGACATTTTAGCCCTCCTTATACCATCCCGAGATAGTCTTCTCGGTATTTCACATAAATCACATAGGCATTGAGCAGACTGACGAGTCCATCAATGCGTCTCTTCTGCTGGATCTTCACCGGAGTAATGACATCCAGTGAGCCGGTCGTCTTCACGCCGGTATTTGATAGGCACCATTTCAGAATCGGACTGTTGTTGTAATTGACCATATGGTCCGCCAACATCGCTCCGAGTTCCTTCATCGGTGCTGACCATGTAAACGGCCCCTGCGCGACCTTTTCCATGACCGTGGAGCCAAACTCATCGCTCATCTGTTTCGCCCAATATCCAGCCATTGCGCGGTCGTAGCCGAGCTTCCACAGGTCTATCTGATACTCATTACGCATCTTTGCGAACCATGCCGTGACATCGTTGTAATCGACCATTGCTCCCTCACACAGCGTCATGAGTCCGCGGTTAGCCCACACCTGATAAGGTGCTTCTGATGCTTTCTCGGATTTCTCATCCAGCGCCTCGACTCGGGCTCTGGGCAGGAAGTAATGCTGCAGCACGTAGATCTGCGGGTCGTCTTCCTTACGGATCAGCAACGTTGCACAGGTCAAGTCGTACACAGAACTGAGATCGCACCCTCCGATGGCATACGTGTTGCGGACAGTTTCCATATCGAACGTGGCTGTGTTGTTCAGCTGCTCCCATGTCAGCCAGGACTCTGCCGTGACATTCTTCAAGTTGAAATCTTTAGTTAAAACTGTCGGCTTGAACTTAGGATCCGTCTTCGCCTTTTCTACGTTGGCGGTCAGCTTCTCCTTGTCTTTTATCGTGCCGAGCCCCGGATTTGCCTTTACCCACGCCTTCGGGTCCGTCCACTCACTCTGCTCATCCAGTTCGTAGACAAGCGGAAGGAAGTGCTCATCCTTCACATCGCCGTTGATGACCTGCTCGGCATAGGCGTACATGCTGTCGTAAATGCCCTCCCGGTTGAAGCCGGATGTGGTGATCATGAACAGGATGGGCTGTTTCCGCGCATAATTCGCCTGTTTGACCACGTCATATAGGTTGCGGTCTTTGATGCTGTGCAGCTCATCTATGACCGCACAGTGCGGGTTGAGTCCATCCAGTGTATTCGAGTCGCTGGATAACGGCTGAAACACTCCGAAGTTGAAGTCGGAGTACATATCTGTTTTCCGCTTCCGGATGTACCTGCTGAGATCCGGCGACTGAGATACCATATTTTTCGCTTCGCTGAAGACGATCTTCGCCTGGTCTTTTTTGCTTGCCACACAATCGACTTCAGCGCCGCCTTCGTGGTCGCCGATCAGCATGTACAGCGACAGCGCTGACAGCAAAACGGATTTCCCGTTTTTTCTGCCCATAATCCACAGCACTTCAGTTGTTCTTCTTAGGCCATCCTTATCGACAAATCCGAAGATGGCCTGAATGGCCGCCTTCTGGAACAGCTGCAGCTTGATCGGTTGCCCGATCGCGCCTTTTGACTGCTTGCAGAAGGTTTCTACAAAAAAGATCGGACGTGATGCCCGATCAATGTCGAAGTGATACTTTCCATTCTTGTTTTTGCAGTCCTTCACCAGTCCTTCATAGACCGTCCGGACTTTCCGGGATACAGGGATCTTCCCGGACTCTATTGCTCGCCAGTATTTCAGGATGTAGTTCGTGCGGTCGTACTTCATCGAGTGGTTAAGAACTCAGCCATCGGATCTGCGTGCCGGATCGCCGTCTCCTTCTCGCTTGCAGGCAGCATACCGGCGAGCGTCTTGATGACCTGGTTGTATGACGGAAGCATTTTCTGATAAATCTGCACAGCAGAACTGATTTTCCTGCCGGACTGCCCTCCGCCATTGTCATATCCCTCAATCATGCCGTCTTCATCTATTAGTTTCTGCAATTCCTTCAGCTTTACGGCCATGTAGGCCGCATTCTGCATCAGACTTTCGCACAAACTCCGCTTATCTGGGGAAATGTTCTCGAAAATCTTCTGAAGTTTCTTTAATTCGGTCAAAATCGCCGTTTTTTCTGCCATTTTCGTGCATTTCCTCCTATTTTTGACTACCGGTCAGCATTTTTGCCGGTTTGAGGCACGTCGTGAAATCCCCCTCGGTACTTTAAACCTCTGAAAAAAATTTTTTCGACCGGGGGATCCAAAAATTTTTTGAAAAAATTTTTTCGATCGTCGATCACTCGCCCCACTCGTCGTCTTCATTGAAGACTCCTTCGCTGTTGCTGATGTAGGTGATGATCTCATCGTTGTCCAGGTTGATCGCCGACAGATAACTTGCCTCTATCTTTCGGATCGTGTCCACATTCGCGTACACGAATGTTTCGAAGTAAGCCTTGCGCGGAATCTTTACATTGCCCTGCATTCCGGTCTCAAGTCCCATGTTGTACCAGGCGTCGTAGAATCGTTCGCCGGAAGATGTTTGACCTTTTGCATTTCTTCCCAGATACGGATTCTTAATTCCGACTATCAGGTCTACTTCAATCTTCCTCACCCAATACTGATAAGCATGAGTGACACGCCTGTGAGGAAGTTCCGGATAATCTGTCCGGATCATTTGCCGGACATTGTTGACGATATACTTTCCGATATCAGTCAGCGCAAAGGAAGAGAGAGAACGAATAGACCACTCGGCTAAGTCCGTGTAGTCTCTGAACTCTACTTGTCCGTTGTACGAGACATGGACATTCTGATCGCGCTTGCCGAATGTCATCTGCCGCTTACCCG